GAGAAACAACACCATAAGAAGTAGTTTCGTCAATTGTGAATAATCCCTTTGTGTCTGAGGCATCGTTGAAGATTCCTTTTAATCCAGTCAAAACTTCGTTAGTTGTCTTGTCGATTAAAGCAATCTTAACGGATTCAATACCCTGAGTTGCCATGAATTAAATACCTTTTTCCTTTTAATTTTAATGGGCTTCTCACCCCATTCGGACACATATATGTCGTTCTTAACCCAACGAACTAGGATTACTTACCGTCTACAGGAGCATCCTCGTCAGTCGTTGTTGTTGACTGTGTGCTTTTAGCCGCTGGGGTTACGCTTTTTTTGCTGTCGTAACGAAAGCAAATGGGTCGATAACCGCACCATCCATGTAAGCAGAGATAGCCAATGTCTTGATGCCGCTCAATACAGATTGAGTGTCGTTACCAACAATATTCATGTTGATACCGTTCTTGATTACCATTCCGTAACCCTTAGTAAAGTTACCGAAGAATAATTGGTTGTCAGCGCCTTCCAGTTGGTCTGAAACGTAAACTGGGTAGCCACCGAAAGTTGATTGCCATTGTGTAGTTGTGTCTCCACGGAAGTACAAGTATTGTCCGTCACCATCTTTCAACTTTGTGATAGCTGCCTTAACGGCTGGTGATACAACAAACACTGCACCTGCGTAGTAGAATGACTTCAATGTCAAGATAATGTCAAGCATTTCTTCGACAGTTGGGTTCAATGGGTCTACTAATTGGAATACGTTTTTCTTGTCAACATTGCCTGCGACACCGTTGAATTCCAAACCACCCTTACCAAGCAAGATTGATGCTTCCAATGAACGTCCCAAGTCAGAAGTCAAGTCATTCATTGATTCGCCAATAACATCAATGGCAGAATCGTTCAAAATCATATCTGATACTTGTGTGTAAGCACCGACACGCTTTTGACCTAAGTCAACGTATTCAAGAGTTGGAGAAGTCTCTGAAAGCTTATCCAATTCTTTAGCAAAGCCAGCCTTGCCGTTAGTCGTCTTACGAGGGAAACGGTAGAAACCGTTGTTTGATGCAACCTTACGAGCCAATCCGAAGACTGGGGCAGCATCTGATGCCTTTTGAATAACATCTGCTTGAACAGTCAATGGTACTGTAACACCACCGTTACCTGCTGTACCTGCTGTGTTGTTTCCTAATGTGATTTCCAAATCACGGAATTCTTGTGAATCTGTTTGTCCTTTAATCGCCATGTTTAATGCACGATATTCTGCTTCTTTAGTTGGCATTCCTGCTTCTCCTGTTTTCTTTTGTAGTGCTGTTGCTTCACGTGTTTCAACGATTGCATCGGCTGTGCGCTTTGACTTTTCGGCTTCAATTTCAGCCTCAATGCTACGTACTTCATCAGCTAAAGCAGCAACCTTGGCATCTTCATCGGCATCCAAATCACGTGTTTCATCAGCTAACAAGGCTTTTCCTTGTTCTACTAAACTTGCACGCTTATCTTCAAGTTCCTTTAATGATTTCATATTGATAAATATCCTTTTCTAAAAATAAAAAATACGTATTAACGTGCCTCAAAGAACAAACGATTCTCTGATATACGTACGCTACGCACTTCTTCTTTATAATTAATTGTTGTTTTTAATGAATCTACGATTGCACGTAATTCTGTAATTTCACTTTTCAATGAATTTTCAATATTGCGTACTTCTGATGCTGTAATAACATCAACCTCGTCATCTTGCTTTTCTTCGGTATCAGTGACAATTGGTTCGTCAGTGTGGAGTGTTTCAGTAACAGGTTCATCTGTTACATCTTCATGCTCTTCTTCACTTCGTTCTTCCTCATCATCATCTTCACGAACTTCTGGGTCTTGGTCAACCGCAACTTCATCGTCACGGTCTTCAATAACTTCTTCTTCGCGAACTTCTGGTTCTTTTGTTTCTTCCAAAATATCTCTCCTTTCCTCGATGTTATTAGGAATCTCAACGTCAATAATGACATCAACATCTCTCGCCTCAATTTCAGAACTTGTGTAAGCAGGATTTCTTACTGCACTAACCTCAAACAACTCAATGTCGTTGATGGTTCTCATTGGGATATTGTCTGATGCAATACTCCAAGTGTCGTTGAGAACACGCATACCGAAGGACATGCCTTTGATAATACCGTCTTTAATGAGTTGAAAGGTATCCTTACCCCACGATGTTCCTGTAATTGAGGCATTCATTTCAAGTCCGTTGTCAGTCTCACGCAATTCCAAGGAATCGTTATCGGTTGTTGATAAGATTAAATCCTTGTCGTGCATTGAGAGAAAGTCGATTCTGTCTGAGTTACTAATTGCTCTAGCGAAAACACCTTTTGCAATTGTCTCTCGGAACTGTTTTCCGTTGATTGGGTTTTGTAGTATTTCTGAAATACTACCAGCACCGTTCACAAGACCTGAAACATTCAACTTTCCATCATTTGAAACTGAATTCAACGAAATTGGTAATGACCTAATCTCCATTTTCGTCTTCTGTTTTGTCATTAGATTCTCCTTTATCGGCATTGTTTTGTGGTGCATCTAATGTTTCACCACCACCATCATAACCTTGTCCAAGAATCGAGCCTGTTTCATAATTCATTATTTGACCCATGTTAGGGTTAATGATATTACCATTATCAGGTCTTAACATGACCGTTCCTGTTGATAGCTTGAAATACTCTATCAAATCAGGTGGGACTATTTGTCCATTTTCGCGCATTGCTGTTACGTTTGAAATAACACCCTTATCAAATAAGTCAAGGACATTCTTCTGTAATTCAGTAGGCGTGATACGGCTAACACTTGATGTATCAAACTTGAATTCAAATCCGCTTTTCCGTTCATCAAGTGTTAAAAAATTACTGTTTAGAGAAATTTCAATCGAGTTCAGGATTGGCGACAACGTGTAAGTCAAGAACCACAAGTTGTTTTGTTCTGTTGAATCATATTTGTTTGCATCAGCGTTAATCATTGACTCAGGTATGTTGAATATTCTAGCAATATCTGATATAACACTCTTTTTACTTGATGTCAACTGCAAGTTATCAGGGTTAAGAGATAGAGCTTGATACTTCATGTCTCCACCAACAACGATTGTTTTACCAACGTTCTTAGACCCTGAATATAGCTTATTGAAGTTTTCTGAAAGGCGTTGCAGGATTGAATCCTTAACACTTTGCTTGTCGTAAGTCAACATTCCTGTTGGCATTGCGCCATTACCTACAAGGTTTCCCTCGTACTCAGCTTGTTTCATAGCTAAAATAAACGTATCTTCATTACCTTCAATAACTCCACGTCCGATAATTCCATCGTTAGTATCTTTCAATACAGTAAACAATAGTTCATCGTAAAAATCTGTCGTTCCTTCTTCGGTCATAAGAGTATCAATTCCGTAGAATTCATATCCGTTATCACTGTATACGGTTGTCGTAATCTTTTCCATATCTAGTGGATAGATTCCGGCAATCGTTCCATCATTATTGTACTTTACGTAATTTTTTGATGACCCGAACAACAGCAAATCTTTAATCATTCGTTTCTTAAAATTAGCGCCATTTAATGTATGGTTAGGATGTTCATTTAACATATCGGTTCTGTAATCTTCGATATATTCCTTACCTTCTTTTGTGTCAACATTTCTTACCAACTTAAGTGGTAAGTTAGACACGGCATTAGAGATAATATCAATAGATGCACTTGCCGCAGGGATTGATAGAATCTCTTTTTCAGTTAGAGCCTTACGACCTGATACATATCCTTGTACCATCGCGACTCCTGTTGCTGAACCAACTTGTTGATTCGCCACTTGGGCGTTTTTGGTCTTATCCTTTGGACGGCTTAATCCACCAAATAGAGGATTGCTTTTATCAAAAAGTCCCATGTATTTAGAATACTCCTTTCCTATTTTAAATCATGAACACGTCTGGTTCACCACCAGCATCTGCTGTCATTTCATCAAGCCATAATGCTGTAGCATCGACTGTTGCCGCTACAGCATCAATCTTTCCTGTTGAATCTTTTTTACTTAGTCGATAATCCATTTGTTCACCCGTCTTCTTCTTTGCATTCAAGAAGTTAGCTGTGAGCATGAAATCATCTTCGTAATGTAAGTCTTTATCTAAAATCTTTTCTCTTATAAACTTGGCTGCTAGATAGGTTCCTGTTGCACCTTGATTGATGACCGCCATATTGTAATCCTTAGCAAGCCTAACAACCATCGCTGGTGCAGAATACTTATCGTAACCAATAGCTAAAATGTTTACGTCATAGGCATCCTCAATCGAGAGAATGAATTCCTCTATTTGGTTGTAATCAATGTTCATACCGCCAGATGGAATCGCAATACCTAATTCCGATGCCTCTTCATAATTAAGACCCTCTGTTTTAAACTTATCAGCTTCTTTTAACTGGGGATAAAAAATCCACGTCTTAACCAACAACAGCTCTGAATCTCTATCGTAATGAACCATAGAAACAGCTGTGTTATCGTCTGAGTGAGACAAATCAAGACCAAGCATGACATCTTTTCCAGTCCAATCAATCGTTCCCTCTGGAACTTGAATGCCTTCCATCTCTTCTTCTGTGACGTAAGTATCAACAATTCCACCGTTAATAAAGATGTTCATGTGCTTAGTTAAGAAGTTACCTCGTTCACTATCCATGTCAATCGCGTTTGAGCGCTTTTCAATTAAATAGTTGAACAATGATGGATTGCCAACTGCTAATGGATTAGCTTTCAATAATTCATCATCGCTTTCTTTCCAATCGTTAGGAAAGTCAGGCTTGTAAATAAGACCAAAGACCTTATCGTTCTCTTTCTTACCCTCTAATATGTCTTCCACAAATCCGACTTGTTCAGTCATAGGGTTAGACAACGTTGGGTACGCGGTACTAATCAAAATACCGGTTCTGTTTTTAATGTTCATTTGTGATGATTCCATCGCCTGTATGGGATAGTTATCACGCAATGCGCCAGCCTCATCGACTAGGAACACGTTTGCCAAACGTCCATCCATTGTTTGCTTTCCAGTTGCCAATGGTGTAAACTTACTACCATTCAACTTGCTTTCAATGTATGTCTTTGTTACTCGGAAACGCTTTGCCAAGATTGGTGAGTTAGCTAAAATTTTAGTACACTCATCGAAAATCAATCTTGACAAATCCAGCGTTGGAGCAACTGAGAAAAAGTTAGAATACTGTGGTTCTAATAACAAAAGCAAGATAAAGATTATCGCTGTAATGAAAGTCTTTCCCGACTTACGAGCAATAAGCAATATCGACTTTTCATATCTACGTTTCTCGTGGTCGTCAGCCATCTTCCATGCCAACGCGTTCAGGATAAAGAACCACTGGAATCCAGCTAACATTTCATTAACCTTTTTACCTGCGGCAACACCTGATGGAACAATAATCAATCCTAATAGTAAATCAATATCTTCAACTAAATCATAATCAAAGAAATATTTACTATCAGGATTATCAAGTTCACCAATAAAATCTTTTGCTACTTTTTTAATGTAGACGTTTGTTGGAAAATCCTCGTTGACTACGCCAAGTGCGTACTGATACGCTGGGTGATTCTTAAATTCTTCTTTAGCTGTCAAAACGATTTCCTCCTTATTCTACTTCGTATGTAGCTAATAATCTGTTATTATTAAACTCAAGCACCTGAATATGCTTACGAGCCATTGTGTATCCATTCACCTTTTCATAAGGGTCGGATTTCTTAGACGTACCGAACTGTCGCATAACAACACCATCAATATCAGTAACTTTCTCAGTGTGATAATGACCTGTCATAACAGTTCTATATGTCGAGTTACTCCAAATCTCCGGGAACTCTGTTGCAAACAACATTGGTAGTCGTTTAACTGCCAAATCACCATGAGCAACCATGATTCCAATCTTGTTGACTGAGAATGCTGTACGGCTTTCCATTGTAATGTCTATTGTCGCTTGTGGGTACTTGTTTTGAATACCCCAAAGGAACATAAATTGCTTGTCTCGGTCGTGGTTTCCACCAATACCCTTAACAGAAACATGTTCCGCATTTACGATTGATTCCTCAATCAAATAACTAAGGAATTTTGCACCATCTTCTAGCGCTTTTTCATTTTCAACGTGGTCTAATTGAGTGTTGTTTGCTGTTTGTGTCTTGCTCATGAAATCTGAATGGAAGAAATCACCACCGATAACGATAGTAATATCCTTGTATCCATTTCGGATTCTTTGAAGAATTTGTTCCAGCTTATCCTCAATGTGTTCAAACGTTTCAATACCGAAATGCACATCAAATAGCGGAATAATCAGCGTTTTGTCGCCAATTTTCTTGTTTTTTAAGATAATCGGGTCAATTTTTCCATTGATTTTGTCGATAATATCTTGTTCTGTGATGACTTTTTCGATAGGTTTTACGGTAATTTTGGAGCTATAAAGCCTCTTTTTACCCTCTTCTCGTGAACCTTGTTCCCAATATCCGTTCTTTAAATTGACAACTTGCCACTTTGTAGCATCAAATCCATGTGCTTTTAGGACAAATTCTTCATCCATAGCCTCTTCATCCGTCATAGGGATGACCTTAGATGCCATTAATGAGCCGTCTGCGCGCTTTTCTGTTTCAACACGTCTATCTGGGTTATAACCATTTCTATTTGACTTAGAAAGGATTATATCGTTCTTATTTGCTACTCTACGAACACTTCTGTCGTTTACTGATTCTTTCAATTCCTCTTGAAGAACAACAGCTATTTCTTTACTACTCAGACCCTCGTCAGCTAAATCAGCTAAACGTGATAATGTCTGAGGATTTTTCCAATCCACCATTATGAGACCTCACTCTCTTATTATGTAAGCCCGAAGGCTACTCGCTTACGAGTCAAAATTTTAGTTTAACGACATA